TACTCTCACTAGCTATGGCAGCGGGTCACACTGTAGAGTGTATGCAGGATGAGGTGAATGTCTTTGGTGTTGTCGGTCATCTTGATGCTGTCATTGATGGTATAACAGTAGATGTTAAGTCCGCATCTTCGTATGGGTTCCAGAAGTTTAAGAGCCATAACCTACGAGATGACGATCCCTTTGGCTACATCAGTCAGCTAAGTTCATACGTCTACGCTGGTAAGGACAACCCAAAGGTTAAGAACAAGACTGATGGTGCGTTCCTAGTAGTTAAGAAGGATAGGTTTGAACTCTGCTTAGATCGTTATGATTTCACAGAGGAGATCAATAACAAGGAGGCAGAGATTGAACGTGTTAAAGCAGTTGTTACTGGAAGTATCCCTGAGAACAGACTACCTGTTGTACCTCAGTCAAAGTCTTCTCCAAACACACAGCTATCAAGTACTTGCGGCTACTGTGACTTCCGTAAGGTTTGTTGGCCTGAGGCAAGAACTTTTCTATACAGCACCGGACCAGCTTACTTGGTTGATGTCGTTAATGAACCTCGTGTAACGGAGTTGATTGAATGACAAAGACATCCGCTGCTAAGGCCAAGGGTAGACTAGGACAACAAGAGATCAGGGATAAAATCCTAGCAACTTTCCCTGAACTAGAGCCTGACGATGTGAAGTCTACAACAATGGGTGATGGGGGAGAGGATATACAGCTTTCCCCCGCTGCCCGAAAGAAGATGCCAATCAGTATCGAAGTGAAGAGACGAAAGTCTGGCATGAAGATGCAGTATGATTGGTTGGCACAGGCTAAACGACATGGTAAGGGTGAGCCAATCTTATTCTTTAGAGCAGATCGTTCTGAATGGATTGTAATGGTTGGCTTGGAACACTACATGGAACTCTTAAAGAAGTGGAAGCAAGATGTTTAAGTGGCTCAAGAGCTGGCTACCAAAACCAAAACCTCAGCCCCTGTTTCAAATCTGGTGTATCCTAGAAGGCCCCATCAGTGTAGATGATATGCCAGAGGATGAAGTACCTGAGTCTGCAACTGATACCTCTGTCTATATGGTCCTCAAGGTTGCTGATGACAATCATGTGTTTGATGCGGAGTTCTGGTTCGACAGTCACGAGGATGCCTACGAAATCGTGAAGCACTTCCAGACTAGCATTGAACCTATCAACCTTAACATTCAGGAGTACGAACTTGTCAAATAAGAAAACAGTAGTCGTCTTCTCGTGTGCCCATGCTGATCCTGAGACAAGCAATGAACGCTTCGAAGCACTGGGACAATTCCTATTTGACCTCAAGCCAGACATGGTGTTTGATCTTGGGGATGGCGCAGACATGAGGTCGTTGAACAGCTATGATGAAAGATACCCTAAGGCACTTGCTTCACAAAGCTATGAGCGTGACATCGAGTCTTACAACAAAGCTCAAGAGTCTCTTCGTAAACCTTTCAAACTTCAAAAGAAGAAGCGCCCATACTGGGTTGGATTCGAAGGAAATCACGAGAACCGAATTAAAAAATACATCGCACTTAACCCCAGAACTGAGGGAGAAAAGTACGGGGTATCCTTTAGCCATCTTCAAACAGATGATTGGTTCAACGACTACCACCCCTACGAAAACTCAGGGCCAGCTATTGCGACTTATGATGGAGTGGCCTACGCTCACTATTTCACTTCTGGTAATTCTCCTACTGCTACTGGTGGCATCCATCATGCTCATACTGTGATCCAAAACCTTAGCTGCTCTGCCACCTGTGGACACTCTCACAAGCGTGACTTGAGCTTCAAGGATGGTGCCCTACCCTATGGTAACATTGGCCTCGTAGTGGGCTGCTACAAGGGCGGAGAGGAACACTGGGCTGGTCAGGCTAACAAGGGCTGGTGGCATGGTGTAGTAGTTAAGCGTGAACTAGAGAATGGTATGTACGAACCAGAGTTTGTTTCTCTTGCACAGATTATGCAGAACTACACCTCATGAAGTACGAGATCACTATCCTAATAGAAGTAGACCCAGATGCAGACTACGCTGGAACAGATGACGAGATGACTAACGTCTATGAACTGGTAGAGTCTGCTATCTGTGACATCGACGATCTAAAACTAATCAACCTAGAGGTATTGGAGACATGAAGGTTAGGGTTGTACGAAATGAGTATGACGAGCAATGGACTAGCTCTGAGTGGTTCGAGGCTACAGAAGAGGAGGTTAAGGTACTCCAGCTTAAGTTTAACGTAGAGGTCACCAAAGACAAAGATGACTTCATGCGAGAAGCCCGTGTGGTAGAGGCTCGTATTAACAAGCAGAAGGCAGAGTATGCAAGACGCAATGCAGCTAAGATTGCCAAGGCACAAGAGGCGGCACTAAAGCGGAAGATGAAGAAACTCGAAGAGCTTAAGAAGGAGCTTGAAAGTAATGGCTAAGTGGGAAATAACAGAGACTAACAAACGATCACCCAGTGACATGGTGAAGGAGTTCATGAGTGTCACAGAACAAGTGGTGGACCCTGATCTGTATGAAGACTTGATCGTAGAAGAGTTCTATGAGTGGGTGAATGCAGACAAAGACTCCGTAGAAGAGTTGAAGGAACTTGCTGATCTGGTCTACGTAATCTTCGGGTATGCTGAGGCTCGTGGCTACAATCTGGATGTAGCACTGGTTCGAGTACACCAAAACAATGTGGGTCGTTGCATCCAGCCTGATGGTACTGTACAGCGACGAGCAGATGGCAAGATCATCAAGAACCCTGACTACCCTAAGGTACAACTGGAGGACTTAATCTGATGCAATACTTCATTCCTATGTTGACAATTCTCTTCATTGGGCTAAAACTTACCGCCCTCATTACGTGGCCTTGGTATGTTGTACTGAGTCCTCTGTATATCGGGTTAGCTGTCCTCGTGCTTTTCGTACTAATATCTACAGTAGTTATGAACAAATGAACGTACAAGAACTGATCGACAAGCTAGAGAAGATCAGGGATAAGGAGAAGCCAGTGGTCCTATCTTCATGGTCCATTGGCGACCCCTTCCGTACCCACAAAGAACTACAAACGAATATGCTGGTAGACCAGCCACACAAACTTAACATCCTTTCGGAGTAACAATGAATAATTACCTACCCACTGACAGCGAACCTATCTACTATGTTTACAAACACACAGACCCAAGGACTCAAGAGCTTATCTATATTGGTCATGGGGCTAGGGGAAGGGCATGGACACACGGAAGCAAACTGACCGCCCTGCGCAGCCAAGAACACCTAGCTCACCTAGAGGATATGGTCTACTCAGGGTATAACCCTTGTGATTGGGTAGCCTTGATCTATAAAGGTTTGACCAAAGAGGCTGCTTGTAAACAAGAACAAGAGTTCATACGTAGCCTCAAGCCCCGTTACAACTTGCCGCAAGGTAAACAATTGCTAAAGCTAACACCAGAACAGTTTGAACTTTGTAAAGTTATGCGGGAAGAGGGCCTGTTCTATCATGACATTGCAAAAGAAGTTGGCGTAAGCACTATGACTATCTATCGTGCCTTGAATGGGCAAACTAAGAATATCGGAGATGACTATGCAGCCTAAGACTAACAACTACGGCATGACAGATTATATGTCCTTCATCCATACATCAAGGTATGCACGTTGGCTTGATGAAGAGAATCGTCGAGAAAACTGGGCTGAGACTGTTGACCGATACATCGACAATGTTGTGAACAAGGCTCTTGCAAACATTAACTACGTAGGCAGTGCTGCACTTGACATTCAAGATGCGATCCTTAGCCTTAAGGTAATGCCTTCAATGAGAGCGTTGATGACTGCTGGTCCTGCTATGGAGCGTGACAATACCTCTGGCTACAACTGTGCCTTTGAGGTGATCGACGATCCTAAATCTTTCGACGAGGCTATGTTCATCCTGCTGTGTGGCACTGGTGTAGGCTTCTCTGTTGAGCGGCAGTACACCAATAAGTTGCCTGAAGTGCCAGAGAAGATGTTCACTTCTAGCGACACCATCGTTGTGCATGATAGCAAAGAGGGCTGGGCTAAGTCTCTCCGTAAGTTGATTGCCATGCTGTACGCAGGTGAAATTCCTAAGTGGGATGTGTCTAAGGTTCGTCCTGCTGGTGCAAAGCTCAAGACTTTTGGCGGTAGAGCCTCTGGTCCTGAACCCTTGATTGAACTCTTCAACTTTACCATTGCCCTTTTCAGAGGTGCAGCGGGGCGTAAACTAACACCCATTGAATGCCACGACTTGCTGTGTAAGATTGGGGAGGTTGTTGTTGTAGGTGGGGTACGGCGCTCTGCTATGATCTCTCTGTCTGATCTTGATGATAAGGGTATGTCTCTAGCAAAGTCTTCTGACTTTATTGTAGATGAATACAATCTTGTCTCTGAGGATGAAACCTCTTGGACCTACGCTATCACTATGAAGAAGAACCCCGCAGTAAGACCTACCTACAAGATTAAACTGAGTAAGGATAAAAATGAGTGGGACAAGACCCGCCTAGAGTTGGAGAAGAAGATTGGCTGGTGGGTTATCGAACCCCAACGTGCCCTATCTAATAACTCTGTGGCATACACTGAGAAGCCCGACATGGAAACCTTCATGCGTGAATGGTTGTCGTTGGTTGAGAGTAAGAGTGGAGAGCGTGGTATCTTCTCTCGTCCTGCCTCTAAGAAGCAAGCAGCAAAGAATGGAAGACGCGATGCGAACTATGAGTTTGGCACTAATCCATGCAGTGAAATCATTCTTCGCCCACAGCAATTCTGCAATCTCACAGAAGTCGTGGTCAGAGCTACGGATACACTTGGGGACTTGGAGGAAAAAGTAAGACTAGCTACCATCCTTGGTACTATCCAAGCTACCTTCACCAACTTCCCCTATCTGCGTAAGGTATGGCAGAAGAACACAGAAGAAGAACGTCTACTTGGTGTGTCACTCACTGGTATCATGGACAACGAGATGATGTCAGAGAGTTATGACGAATGGAACTTGCCCAACCTATTAGAGGGACTGAAGAATGTCGCTATTGCCACTAACGCAGAATGGGCTGATCGTCTTGGTATCCCTGCCTCTACTGCTATTACTTGCGTCAAACCTTCTGGGACAGTTAGCCAACTGGTTGATTCTGCTAGTGGTATTCATGCTCGCCACTCAGACTACTACATTCGTACTGTTCGCGGAGACAATAAAGACCCTCTGACCCAGTTCATGAAGGATCAGGGCATCCCCAGTGAACCTGATGTGATGAAGCCTGATGCTACTACAGTGTTCAGCTTCCCACAAAAATCTCCTTTGGGTGCTGTCACTCGTAATGATATGTCTGCCATTGAACAACTTAAACTATGGATGACCTATCAAAGACACTGGTGCGAACACAAACCTTCTGTTACTATTACAGTCAAGGACGATGAGTGGATGGAGGTTGGTGCTTGGGTCTACAAGAACTTTGATGAAGTCTCTGGTGTATCCTTCCTGCCACACTCTGACCATACGTATCAGCAAGCACCATACCAAGAGTGTTCTGAGCGTGAGTACCTTGAGGCACTTGCTCTGATGCCTGAGCGTATTGATTGGGCACGACTGAGTGAGTATGAGACTGAGGATACTTCTAAGGGTACAAGTACTTTTGCTTGCGTATCTGGCTCCTGCGAACTTGTAGACATCTAACTCACAAAGAAACTCCTTGACGTACAACTTATCCTGTGATATAACACTTGGTAAGTAAGGGGTTGGATTGTGAAAAAAGATTTAACAGGAGAAACATTCGGAGACCTTTATGTGATAGGGGTCTCCGAGATTTCTAGGAACGGGCACTATAGATACAGCGTAAGATGTTCTTGCGGGGTACACAAGACTCTGTTTGGCACACACCTTATCCAAAAAAGTACCACACATTGTGGTTGTAAGACAGTTCGTAAGGCTAACTGGAAAGGGTATAAAGGGGTAGGTTTGACGTACTGGTCCTCACTAAAAAGAGGTGCTAGTGGTGGTAAAGGTAGGGCACCTCTAGAGTTTTCCCTAACCTTAGAGTATATTGGAGACCTACTTGAAGCACAAGATTCTAAGTGCAACCTAAGTGGTTTGACAATATCTGCCCTAGATAAAACAGCTTCCCTAGATCGCATTGATAGTAGTCTGGGATATGTAAAAGACAACGTGCAATGGTTACATAAGGATGTTAATATGATGAAACGACACTACAAACAAGACTACTTCCTATTACTCTGCAAGAAGATTGCTGGAGGAAGTTGTGAAATCGTTGACCTAGTGTAAGGAAAGCAGATGTTCTATGTCCTAACCAAAGAGAACTGTGAGTGGTGCGACAAAACCAAGTTCCTTTTAAACAAGAAGGGTGTCCCTTACGGGGCATTCAACTACAAGACCCATCCAATGTTCCCACTCCTGATGAAGAAGGCTGGTGTCAGTACACTCCCTCAGATTTGGGCAGAGACACCCATTGGTAAGGAATACATTGGTGGGTATGAAGACCTCGTGGATTGGTTTGAACACCAACGAACCGACATTGATTGGATTGAGTGAATGATTGAGTCCCCAAAGTCTAAACGGGCAACTAGATACAAGGGTGCAGAGGGAGAGGCAGTTAAGAAGACTGTCCTCCTGAAGGCCCTGAACGACAGACAGAAGGAGTACATCAAAGCTCTTACTGCCTACGATCAGGTCATTGTATGTGGTTTCTCTGGTACAGGTAAGACTTACATTGCGGCTACCTTTGCAGCCAATATGTTTGCCAATAAAGAGATTGGTAAGATTGTTCTAACCCGACCTAACATCGCTGTGGGAAAAGAATTAGGTTTCTTCCCCGGTACCTTAGAGGAGAAGTTCGCCCCTTGGGCTGCACCCGTACTTGATGTTCTTAATGAGCAACTAGGCAAGGGTGTGGTAGAGACAGGTATCAAGAATGGAAACATTGAGATGGCCCCCCTGTCTACTATGCGTGGTCGTTCCTTCAAGGATTCGTTCATCATCCTCGACGAAGCACAGAACACCACAGTGGCTGAGATCAAGATGTTCTTGACACGTATTGGGAAAGAGTGTAAAGTTGTAATCAATGGGGACATCAAGCAGTCTGATATTTCTACGCAGTCTGGTCTATCAAAGATCATGCACCTAGCAAAGAAGCACAACCTGCCTGTACCTATCATTGAGTTCGGAGTGGATGACATTGTACGCAGTGACATCTGTAAACAGTGGATCATTGCCTTTGAGGGAGAAGGTCTATGACAGAAGCAGTCAACAGCCCACAACACTATGCGGGTCAGGGTAATATTGAGTGTATTGATTATATTCAGGATCACCTAACAGACGAGGAATACATTGGGTATCTTCGTGGTAACATCGCTAAGTACAATCACCGATGGCGATACAAGGGTGGGATACAAGACTTGAAGAAAGCTCAATGGTATCACAACCGCCTAATCACACTCATGGAGTCGTTTTAATGAACGCATTTGAACAAGGATACCAAGACTTTGGAAAAGGACAAATCACAAACCCCTACAACCCCAACACCCCGAAGCACAGAGATTGGGAATTTGGGTTTAACAAAGCATACTACCGAAACCTTGAACGGGTTAGAGAAAACGAAGCTCGCAGAGGAAGCCAAACAGTTCAAAGCTAAGAAGAGGTATAATGGTCCACCTAAGCCTATGACCTCCCGTATCTACCTTGTAGGTATGGCAATGAATGCCTTGCTATCTAGATCACATGGTCCAGTTAGGAAGGAAGAGATCAAGAGAGAAGCCGAAGAATGGGCCGACTATATGCTTGA